GCGGGGGTGTACTCTGTCTACAAGGTTTTTCAGCCTGAAAACCCAAAAACCAAGACCAGCATTCACCAAAAGACTTAAAATTAACAGTTCCAGCATGCTTCTCTTATTACACCTTAAAAGTTAAAACCAGAGAAGGCAAATCCTGTTTCGAATACCATTCCACTCATGAAGATACCCTTCCCTCCGACCCCTTCTGCTACATCAGTTATAAAATTTAGCTCTACCTCTCTCCCTTGATTTACTTGGTTTGTAAAAGAAAAATTATCCAAATTTGACCCAAGAACATCATACCTAAGCCTTACGTCTTGCTCAAAACCCGGACACCACATCGTAGGAGCCTTACATTCAAAGACTAAATCATATGGATAATCTTTTGATATGAAATTATGTAAATCGCCTGTTCGGGTTTCCCCCACCAGTCCCTTTATTCTAGTCGTTACGGTAATTGGGTATTTTATGGGTCGGTCTATAGGTAGTTTATGACCCAACCCTTTCCACGCGTGTCTATTTATTTCAATTGAGATGGCTGCGTTTTGAACGCTAAGATCTCTATAATTTATACCGGCGTCCAGTATGTCTTCTTTTTCTGTTCCATATAGGGGCGCGGTTATTCTAAGGTTCATGTCCCCTATTCTTAGTGGCTCAGCTACCCCTGATACATTACCGCTGACTTCACCTTTAAGTTTCGGAATCGTGAAAATGTTATCATTTACAGGAGTAAAGTCTACGGTTTTCATTGCGGGAATAAACCCTGACCCACTCGAATGATACTGTATGTTCGCGCACTGATACGACGTGTTGACAACTATGGGGCTATTGAGGCTAAATTCTACATCATATTTAGCCAAGTGGCAGTCACCGAAAGATACACAATGGATTTTCTCGTATTGCTCGTCTGGGATGTCTTTCATATCCGTTCCTTCGGGGGCTATACCTAAAAACAAATTTCTTTTATCCCTATCAGAATATGGCCAAGCAGATGTAAACACCTTATTGTCCACGGTATTAAATCCGCTATACACTGGATAACTTTCCCTACTGAGCATTCCGGATAAGCAAAATATCCCAGTATTGTTTGCGTGAAGTGGATCCGTCCAAGAGTACCCGGTGTGAAAATTGACGTCGAACCCCATTCTGATTTCGTTTTTTAAATCAGAAGCAATATACGAAAAATTTACATTAACATCGGGAGGCGTAATGATAGCTCTTTTCACGGTCTCCCTTCTACCGAGTTCACTTACCGGAACTCTATTGTTGATTATCTCATAGTCTAAAGATTGAAGGCCGTTGAGTTGCTTAAGTAAATTGGTGGAGTTCACATTACCGGTAGGATCGCCACTCGCATTTATGAAGTGATAACCGGTAGACGGCGCAGGACCCACGTATAGAGCCTGAGATTGTGAAGTTATCCTTACTCTTGACATGGGTCAACTTCCGATCTGCTTGCATGTAATATTCCTGCCAGATATGAGTCAACTTGATGTTCGCATGCTATTTCGTTAATAGAGTTTACCGCTTCTTTATTCGTGTCCTTGGGGGCTTTTATATATTTTCTTATATAAGTTACCTTGTTCCAATTCTTAGAATCCTCATTCGCAATCACTAGCTGCGCTATATTTTCGACCACCTCCATTTGCAGGGTATCCAATTTCTTAAGCTTGAATTTCTTTTTCAGTTCTATTTCTATTTTTTCCTCCAGCTTATTCGCGAGAAGCATATTGTCTTTTATTTTGTCTATACTGAACAACGCTTTTGATTGTTTCTCTCCAATTTTTCCGGGCTTTCTATCGCTTGGTTGCGGTGTGCTAACCCCAGCGGGTCTACCTACCGGGCCTCCTCGCTGAGGCGGCATCGCGAGTTTTGGAGCCTTCGCGGCCTCCTTCGCTTTCTCTTTGCCCATTTTCTCTTGAGACTTGATATTTTTATCAGCGAGGTCCATTGCTCCCTTTTGGTTTTTGTCTGCTATTTCTTTTTGGGTTTCTGGTCCTCCTAACAACGGCTCGTATAAACCCTTATCTCTGAGTTTTTTGTATTCCATTTGAGACTCTACAGACGAATCGGAATCGGGTAGTCTATTATCTGAAATAGCCAACATACCTTCTTCTGGGGTAAGCACGCCAAGCTCAATTAGTCTGCTATATATTCTTTGCATGTTGTAGTCCTGTTTGAGCGGCGTATCTTCGAAATGAGCTTGTGGAAACTTCCTGAAGCCCATAAGTTTTGATATCCTTTTAATTTCGGGCATCAAGAAGTCTTTCATGAAAGATTGTCTGGCCTGTTTTAGCCTCGCCATAAAGACTTCTGTCTTAGTTTGCTGATTAGCATACTTTTCTCCACCTACTAAAATATTATTTAGTCCGATATTTATATCTCTTTCCACTACTTCGTATTTTTCCGGAGAAAGCAAGGTCCCAATTTGCGGGATGACAAATTCAGCTTTCGTAGTATAATCCGAAACTAAAACTCTCCCTATCGACTCGTTGATGAAAAGAGACTGCATGCGCTCAAGATTTTTTTGGTTAACTCCGCCTTTGTCTGGCTCATTGCCCATTGTAATTAAAAGTATAGCTTGCTGCATGGTTCTGGTGATTGCCATGTCCATTTTTCTCATTTCAGCTTTGCAGTTTATCGCTTCGAGAACAGGCCAACCCATTGGGATCGCCAAGGGCTCGTAATCCTGTTTCTTGTAAAAAATAGCTAGAGTTTTGTCTTTGTCCAAGGGGAGCCTTATCGCATGATTCCCGGGCTTGCTAATTTGTTTTTTTATGTCTGGTGGAAGCGTCTTGTAGAGTTCCTTGTCTTCCTCTGTTCTGGGTGATCTTAACCTTTCTATTTCATAATCAGAAAGAAGCTTGTAATAATCATTCCTTACGAATGAAACGTTTCCGCCTGATTCAATACTTACGGGATTAAGTATAACGTACCTTATTGGTAACAGGAGATCTTGAGCTTTGCTTGAGAGGATTTTGGTTTTGAAAACTCTCGTGAGTTTGTTCACTTCGTTTATCGGTATCTTCCCGTCAAACCTATGTATAAATACATTACCAGATCTAAAGTACTCTCTGAAAAATTTATCCTGTAATCCCCATATATTAATCTTTTCCAAAAGCGCTTCAAAGAATTGTTTGGACTTTTTTGACCCTCCCGTAAAATAGATATTCTCGATGGAAAATTCAGTCATCAAGTCAATGGTGTTACGAAACACCGCAAAATTCCAATATGCTTTTTGACAGAGGACGCATGCCTCCCTAACGTCCATATTGGTATATTTTGCTATACCTTTGGAATAATTGAACGGAACCAGCCCGTTCTCTATGTTGGTGAACCTGTTAGTCCTTTCTATGGTTCCGGCAATGTTACGGCGGGATCTGGTTTTTTTCTCGGCGTTTACGTAAGCCCGAGACTCTTCCATTCCGGTCATTAGAGGTTCAACTTCTACGGTTTTCTTTGGTCTTGGCATATCAAAAAGAATTTACACGGTTTTTCTTGGTTTTTTTTGGATTATTGTATCATGAACGGAGTAAAGGTATCCTCGACTCCAATCATTTTAGCATTTTGTATATCATAATAGCACTTAATGCCCCAACATCCAAGCATTAAAGTTGTATAGTTATCTTTTCTGGCTTTATGCGCGGATGTGCTTTTCTTAAGGTGAAGGGGCAAGTCGAATGTTTGGGTTCCCTTCGCTGTGCTTTTTACCTCTACAAGAGCGCATTGTTTTTTTGTTTGATATATTAGGGCGTCTTGAGTTTCCACAAACTCTAATGTGTTTATTTCATTAACGTCCTTTAAGGGGAGCTTCTTAGATGTGTTCCTGTTGAACGCTGGGTCACACGCTGCTGCTCTCGACGCGAACCATACCTTCTTATGGTCTATGCATGTTTGGAGATGCTCATTCGCCTTTCTTATAAAGTCAGAAGTAAACACCTGTTTGAAGCATATATAATTGGCGGTCTTATTATACGCTCTGCCTGCTCTCGCGATTTCTTTTCTGTAATCTTCTCCGTCTTTGGCGCTATTGAATTCGAAAAAATTTATCTTAATTTTACTCTCTTTAAACATGGCGGATGCATTGGCGCTATCTATGAATTCTGCTCCTGCATTATCAATGATAACCATCTCTATATTAAAATGAGTTAAAATGTAATGAAGGTATTTTATATGGTCCGTCAAATTCCCACCAGCTACAGCGTAAGTATGGACCAGTGTGCCCTGCTGGGTTTTATCGTCTAGCTCCAGCACAGACATTGCAAAAAAGTCAGACGACGGACTGTTACTAAAACTTGGATCGATGCCCAATATGTATTTTGACCCCTTGGTTCCAAATAGTTGCGTGGTTGGCTCCTCCCCATCTGGAATTGTACATTCGTGCATTTTTCTGGCACTAAAATAACTATCGCTTCCGTCGGTAAACGTAGCGCAATACTCGCGCAAGAAAGAACTATGGCTCTGTCCCCCGCCTTGAGCTTCCTCAATAATAATTGGGTCGATCATTTCCTCCGGGAGAGATTCGTATCCCATTTGGGAAATAAAATATTTTGCGTCCCCAACCTTTTCTGGCGTGGTTATTTTCTCCATCCATTCTTTGTATGTTTTGTATAGATTTTCAAATGTATAACTGGCTGAGGAAAGGGCAACCATCTTTGATGTGTTTTCAAAAGCCATTCTGTCTTCTTCTTTCATGGCTCCCTTCTTGATTAGATTGTCTTCCATTTCCCTGATCTCTAGTCGCTCTTTAATATTTTGTGGTGCAACCAAGAACGGCATAAGGACGTTAGATATGATATCTTCTGGAATGAGGAGATACTCGTCTAGCACTAGGACGTTTGCCCTGAAACCACGAATCTTTTCTCCGTTGAGCGGGATGGCTGTTATGGTTCCTCCGTTTATCTTCCATTCATACTGATCGTTTCTTTTGATCTTCGCGCCAAAGGCTTGCGCTAGGAGTTCGGCACCTTCTGATTCTACTATGGTTTCCAGATTGTTAAATATAAACCTAGCGGTTCTAAAGGTCGGCCCGGCTATTAAAATTTTTGTCCTTGGCTCAAAGATGCACTGCAAAAAACAAAATACACTTGCGATGAAAGTCTTACCACAACCACGACCCCACACGCACATAGAAAAGTTCCTATTCATTAAGGCCTTTAAGGTCACCTCCTGATAGGGCGCTAGCTTTATACCTGAAATAAGCTCCGTTGTAAGGCCTAGGTTGCTCCTTAGGAATTTAGCTAGGGTAATTTTTGCCTCCTCGTCGTCTAGCCCACCTTTTAGCTTAAGGAATTCGGCGTTAATGTCCGTCAGCGGCTTTTCATTATATTTGTCTGGTGAGTACCACATTATAGTATCTTTAAGTCGTAAGCGTACTGTAGGTCTATGTCTTTATAAACACACCCACATGTAAAAATTCTTTCTATAACTCTGGAAGCTTCTACTCTTCCATTTACAAATAAAAATTGGATATGCGGATATTTCTGTATTAAACTCCTTACTCTATGAAATATGAACTCGGGGGTTGCTTTTATTTTTTTTGATATATGTGGCAAGTATGGAAAACTCATAGCGTGAGTTAAGCTGTCTTCCACTAGAACCACAAGATATGCTTCTGCATCTTCTGCTCTTTTTATTTCGTTTATGAATCTCTCGTATCCCCCGCTCATGGTACCTATAAAGTCAGATAGCATTTTTCTTTCTATGTAACAATTGCATGTCGCTATTTTGCTGCTGAACGCATAGTCTCCGAAATCCAATTTTCTCACTTCGATGCCTCTCTCAAATTTAAGTGGTATACGCTCACGGGTATCTACGAATATTTTATATTCTGGCTTGTTATACTCGTAACCACTTACCATGTCGCTAAAGCGGCCATGCTTATTCTTGAACCCTAGGCCAGAACACAGCCTATAGTAATCCCCGAATAATTCATTATAGTATTGCATGGGTGGACTTATTACCGTTCTAAGTTCCACTTGAGACGGGGTGTATATAAGGTCTCGTTTTTCTTTTCTTTTTGTAAGTACGTCTTTACAGTATTCTTTTGCTTCGTCTTCGCTTATGCTCTTGAGCCACATTCTAAGGTTAGTGCGGGTATTAAATTCGGTAGTGAGGTATTGCTCTTTGTTTTTGAATTTTATTATTTTGCCGTCGTGTTTATCATAGCGGGGGGAGTACTTTTGGTAATACTCTACCATGCGCAATCCATGAGCCTTTAGGTGCCCATGTAATTGCCTGTCGTTTTCGAATTCTTTTTCACAGACCTTACAGTTAACCATTGAGTATTTCGTCCTCCGTAATTCCCATTATTCTAGCTTTGACCTCATCTATGGATGACAGCTTTTCGATTTCTTTTTTTACGACCTTTTTCCTTTTCTCTGCTAGTTGGATAAGCTTTTCCCTGCTCTCTTCCTCTTTCCACATTTGTACCAAATTTAAGATGCTGGCATTCTGTTTGACGAGCTTACTCAGTCTGTCGCTCCTTTTGACCTTTAAATCGTTTAATAGTTTTTGCTGTCTCGTGACGCATTGGTTGTACTCAGAGCGGGCCGTATTGCTCGCCTCGACCAAGGACATTGGAACTTTCCCTCCATTTGTCACTTCTTGGTCGATTTGCATTTGAAGCATCTGAATAGTTTCTTGGATGGTGGACGATATAACGACCTCGGTACATAGGACAATATATTGATCAACTTCTTCTTGCGTTAGGTCCGCCTTGTCATGGGTGTACCTTACGAAACTGCTCTCGAATAATTCTCTGTCTTGATCGGATTGATACGTGTTGATTTGATGGCCAAATCTATATGTATTCATATATCCAGTTACCGAGTCTAGCTCTTTTGTCTGCTGGTGGGTAACTTTGTCCTTGTCTATCTTTACATGTATGTATTTGTTTACTACTAATAGTGTTGCATAAAAAGTTTTAGGAGGCTTATAATATTCTATGGTATAATCCCTATCGGGCTCAGAATATACTTTTACGTCTGCGGTCTTTAAAAATTCAGTTACGGTTCTGAACTCTTGACTCAATGTTGTCAAACTGTCACTATCAAAAATGTTCTTTGTGAGTTCTAACGGCTTAAGTAGTGAAGCGTTGTTCTCAAGGTATTCTTTTTGGTCCACAGTTAGCTCTAGGAGCCCTTTTGCCTTATATTGGTGTGATCCCCTTGCCTTCAGTTCTCGGCTCGCTAGAAAGGCTTTTACG